GGCGGTCATAAGGACGCGGAGGGAAAGACGGTGCCGCGCGATCTGCGCTTCTTCCCGGTGCGCGACGCCACCGGCAAGATCGACCTGCCGCACGTGCGCAACGCGCTCGCCCGCATCTCCCAAGCCACGCAGCTCACGCCGGCCCAGCGCGAGCAGGCGATGACGAAGGCCAAGGCGCTCGCCAAGACCACGACGGTGAGCGGCGACGCGGGCACCTACGCGGGCAGCGCGGGCAGCGGGCGCAGCGCGACCGCACCGGGCGAGGAGCTGCTGGCGCCGTCGCTGGCGATCGAGCTGCGCAGCTTCACCTACCCGGTCGAGTACCGCAGCGACGGCCAGGGGCGCACGCTGCTCGGGCGTGCCGTGCCCTATGACCAAGTGGCCGAGCTGCCGGGCGGCGTCCGTGAGCGCTTCGTGCAGGGCGCGTTCGCCCGCCAGATCGCCAGCGGCACGGCCGGGCGCGTCAAGATTTTCGAGAGCCACTACGCCCGGCTCGAAGGCGCGCCGCCCATCGGCAAGACCGCCAGCCTCGACGAGCGGTTCGACGGGCTGCACGGGGCGTGGCCGCTGTACGAGACCACCCGGGCCAACGACGCCCTAGAGCTGGTGCGCAGCGGCGAGGTGACCGGCCTGTCGGTGGGCTTCAAGCCGACCGAGGGCGGCAGCGTGCGCGGCCGTGACGGCGTGATCGAACGGCGCGCCGCGCACCTCGACCACGTGGTGCTGACCCACGAGCCGATCTACGAGGGCGCCGCGGTGCTCTCCGTGCGCTCCCAGCAGGCCAATGACGGGCCGACGCTCGACGAGCTGCGGGCCGACCTCGACGCCCGCCGCCTCTGAAACATATTTCTGTCATACGTCTCGCGGCGGTGCTGGCGCTCGGCGGCGAGCGGGCCTAGCATCCGCGCTCAGTAGCCGACCCCACCAGCTCGGACCCCGCGCTGCGGACCCCGACCGTCGTGGACCCGGCCAGGAGAGCCATCCTGCGCCGCGCGTCCCGCGGCCAGCGAGCGAACGGGGGGCAGCTATGCCGAACCGCCTGTTGGAGCGCCTCGGCGCCGACTACACCGCGATGGTCGATCAGTACGACACCATCCTGAACCGCTGCGCCGACGAGGTGCGCGACCCCAACGAGAACGAGCTAAGCCTGATCGACGGCCTGCGCTCGAACATGACCCCGCTCTCGGAGCGCATCCTCGAGTTGAGGGCGATCGACGAGCAGCGCATGGCGGCGGTGACCGCGCTCACCTCGCCGCCCGACCTCGCCGCCCTGCCGCCAGCGACGCCGGGCGCGGTGACCATGCTCGACGCCAACGGGCACCAGGTCGTCCAGATCCGCTCCGAGGAAATGGTCTACCGCCCGCCCGACGCCAGCGCGGGTGATCGGTTCAGCTTCTTCCGCGACATCCTGCACGCGCAGACGGCGGGCGACGTCGAAGCGCGGTCACGCCTCGACCGTCACGACCTGCAGATGCGAGCGGCGGGGACGACCACGACGGGCACGGGCACGATCCCGCCCACGTGGCTGTTCACCGAGTTCGCCATCATCGCCCACGGTGCGCGCCCGACGGCCGACACGATCCGGCGCATCGGCATCACCGACGCCAACCCGGTCGTGATCGGTGTGCAGGCGACACCCGGCGCGACCGTCGGTGCGCAGGCGGCAGAGAACAACCCGCCCGCGGACGGCTCGTTCAACGCCAACCAGCTCGTCACGACGCCGGCGACCTACACCGGCAAGGTCGACGTGAGCCGCCAGCTGCTCGACGGGTCGAACCCTGCCGTCGATGGGCTCGTGTTCACCGACTGCATGGGCGCCTACAACGAGCAGATCGAGCTGGCGGTGTGGGCGAAGATGAACGCGATGGCCGGAGCGGGGCTCGGCTACAACGGCACATTCGACGCCAGCGTGGCCGGGGCGCAGATCCCCGACGCCGTGATCATCGCCGGGACGAACGTGCGCACGAAGCGCAAGGCACCGCCGAGCGTCGTGTTCTGCTCCGAGAACCTGTGGGGCAACATGATGCTGGAGAAGGACTCGCAGGGGCGCCCGATCATCGTGGCGGGCTACGCGGGCCCGATGAACGCACGGGGCATCGGCGACGCGATCACCTACGGGCACATCGCCGGTCAGGTCGCGGGCCTGCCCGTGGTGCCGAGCTGGGCCGCGGTCGGCCAGACCAACATGTACCTGAGCAAGGCCGACGACATCGTGCTGTTGGAGTCCAACACGTTCAACTTCCGCTACGAAGAGGTGCTCGGTCCCGAATCGATCCGCCTCGGCGTGTGGGGCTATGCCGCGGTCGTCACCGACCGTTACCCGAGCGGGTGGGGGCGCGTCGCGGTCACGCCGCCGCTGACCGGGCTGCCGTCCGCGATGACCGACGACCCCGAATGGGCGGCGCTCAACAAGCCGGTCGACCTCACCGCCGCGCCAGAGGCGCCGGGGAACGCCGGGCGCAGCGGCCGGGGAGCCAACACCTAAGGAGCAGCGATGGCGGCTGGCTGGCCGACTCACGAGGACGTGCTCGGGATCCTGCGCCTGCAGGAGCCCACCACCGACGACGCCCTGGTCGAGTCGGCCCGCCTCGCCGCCATCGACTGGTGCGTCGGGCAGATCGATCAGAAGCTGAGCGGCCCGCTCGACGGCTCGGTCCCGATCCCCGCCGCCATCTACGAGGGCGCGCTGTTGCTCGCCGCCCGCCTGTACCGACGCCGCGACTCGCTCGACGGCACGATCGGGTGGGGCGATATGGGCGTCGTGCGCGTCGGGCTCAAAGACCCCGATGTCGTCGCGCTGCTGGGGCGGTACTTGGCGGTCGTGCTCGGGTGAGCTGGGACCGGGCCACCTGTGCCAAGGCGCTCGCCGCCCAACTCGAGGCGGCGATCGCCGACGTCACGGTCTACGACCGCCCGCTGTTCAACCTGAACGCCCCGGCCCTCGTGATCGGGCGCCCGATCGAAACGCGCTACGCCGTGGCCGGGATGAACGTCGACCTGGCCCAGCTGCCGGTGGCGTGCGTCGCAGCCACCGAACACGACGACGACGTGACCGCCCTGATCGGCGAGGTGCGCGCCGCGGTGAACGCCGACCGCACGCTCGGCGGCGCGGTGCAGCTGTGCTACCCGGTCGCCGAGCGCAATTGGCGCCCGCTCAAGGTGGCGGGTGCGGACCTGCTCGCCGCCGACGCCGTACTCGAAGTCCACATGTGAGAAAGGCCACGCCATGACACCAGCAGCGACAGCGACCAGGGACACCGACACCGACACCGAGACCCGCGCCGGCAACGGCGGCGGGCCGGGCAATCACGACCACGTGGAGCTGCTCGCCACGGGTGACCCGCCGCCGCCCGCGGCGGCGCCGCTCATCCTCAACGACGCCTACTTCCAGCTGAACGGCGTGAACCTGCGCTGCCTGGTCAAGCACCTAGAGATCGTGCCCGAGAACAAGCTGGTCACGATCACCAGCTTCTGCGCCGAGATCGACTACCCGGGCGTGACCAAGTGGCACATGCGCGTCACGTTCCACCAATCGTTCGACGCGGGCGCCACCTACGCCACGCTCAACGCCGCGTATCAGAACTACCTCGCCACCGGGGCCCAAGCCACGTTCCAAGCGCGCCCGCACGCGAGCCAGGTCGCCAGCGCCACCAACCCGGTCATCGCGGGCAGCGTGATCCCGATGCCCTTCGAGCTCCTGATCGGCGACGCCGGCGCGGGCTCCGAGGTGGCGATCGACTGGAACATGACGAGCCCGCCGTCGGTGAACACGGGCGCCGTCGCCGCCACGGGCGCGCAGGCCGGTGCGCCGGGCTTCTTCACGCCTTCGGGCGCGGCCACGCCCGCCAACCTCGCCGCCCTCGGTCCCATTGCGGCGACGCCCGCGACGGTGTGGCCGAGCGGCAACTACGTGATCACCGCCGACCTGCTCGCCGCCTACTGGAGCGGCAGCGCGTGGACGGCTGGCAAGGCGCCGTGACGTGGCCGCGCCGGTCGTCGCCGTGGTGGGGCTGAACGCCCTGAACCGCGACATCAAGCGCGCCACCGAGGACACCAGCCCGATCTACGCGGTGATGAGCCGCGCGGGCCGGGAGGCGGCGACGCCGGTCGCCAGCGCGGTCCGCTCGGCCTACCCGGTGCGCAGCGGGCGCCTCGGCGCCGACGTGCGTGTGAGTGCGACCCGCTCGGGCGCCGCGGTGCGCGTCGGGCGGGCCAGCGTGCGCTACGCGGGGCCGGTCGACTTCGGCGGCTGGCCCGAGGGGCGCCAGTACCTGGTCGACGGGCGCTACCTGTTCCCTGCGGCCACCGCGCTCGCCTCCGAGGCGGCGCAGCTCTACGAGGCGGCGCTGGCCGAGGGCTTCGACGCGTTCGCATGGACCAACGAGACAGGAGCAGTGCATGACTGACGAGCAGATCCCCACCACCACCACCGACGCCGCCGCCGCCGCCGCCGAGCCGCTGCCGGGCTTCGTGCACGTCACGCCCGCGTTCGCGGCGCGCGTGCCCTCCCAGCGCGTGCTCGACCTGTTGACCGGGATCGAGGGGGTCGACGTCGGCCCGCTGCTGGCGCATTCGCCGGGGCGCATCATCGCATTCCGTGCGCTGCTGCGCGACTTCCCCGAGCGCGACCCGACGTCGCTGTGGCTGCACGCGTACGACGTCGAAACGGAGCTCGACGAGCCAAACCCTACGAACGGGAGCGGGCCGACGCCCTGGCGCGGTTCTGCCGTTTCTGGCGCATGACCCCTGACCAGGCCGACGCGCTCAGCGACGAGATGTTCGCGGCGATGCTGCGCCTGATGTTGGTCGAAGCCGCCGAGGTGAGGCGCCAGGCAGCAGCAGCGAGGCGCTAGACCCATGCCCGGCCCGTCGATCATGGTCAGGATCCTCGGCGACCTGACCGGGCTGGGCCAGTCGATGACGCAGGCGGCGGCGAAGGGCACCACCGCGGCGGGCCAGCTGCGCGGCGCGTTCACCGGCGCGCTCGGCACGTTGAATCAGACGGGCATCCTCGGCCCGTTCGGCGACGCGATCGCCAAGGCGCAAGACGGGCTCGCCGGGATGGGCGCGCACGCCAAGTCCACGAGCGACAAGATGGTCGGGCTCGGCGCGGTGGGGCTCGGCGTTGGCATGGTGCTCCAGAAGGCGGGCTCGGCCGACCAGGCGGCGCACCAGCAGCTCCAAGCCGCGGTCACGGCGAGCGGGCACAGCTATGACCAGTATGCCGCCAAGGTCGACGCGGCGATCAAGCACCAGGAGGGCTTCGGCAACAGTGCGGTGCAGACGCAGACCGCGCTGCAGACGCTCACGCAGATCACCGGCAACCCGACCAAGGCGCTGCAGCTGCTCAACACGGCGAGCGACCTCGCCGCAGCGAAGCACATCGACCTGGCGACCGCGGCCGAGACGGTGGGCAAGGCCTACGAGGGCAACACCAAAGTCCTAAAGCAATTCGGCATCTCGGTCACGACGACGGGCTCCACGCAGCAGCAGCTGACCAAGGCCACCACCGCGGCGCAGAAGGCCGACGTATCGCTCTACAACGCGAAGCGCTCACTCGTCGCCGTGCAGACCGCGGACGCCGCCTCCAAGCACCTGAGCGCGACCGCGGCGCTGCACCTGCAGGACGCGCAGAACAAGGTGGCGGCGGCGAACCTGGTCGCCCTGACCGCGCACCAGTCGCTCACGGCGGCGCAGAAGGCGCAGGCGTCCGGCGCCGCGGCCAACACGGTCGCGATGGACCAACTGTCCAAGAAGCTGAGCGGGCAGGCCACCGCGGCGACCAACACGTTCAGCGGGCACATGAACGCGCTCAAGGTGACGATCGAGGATCAGGCGGCGACGCTCGGCACCAAGTACGGGCCGAGCCTGACCAAGGCCGGCGCGGCGATGGCCGGGCTCGGCTCGGTGATCAAGGTGACGCAGGCGGCGCAGCAGCTCTTGAAGGACTCCACGATCCTGACCACCATCGCGCAGGACGCGCAGAAGGCGGCGACGCTCGCGGGCACGGTGGTCACGCAGGGCGCGGCGGCGGCGACCTGGCTGTGGAACGCCGCGCTCGACGCCAACCCGATCACGCTCATCGCCACGCTGATCGCCGTGGTGCTCGTCGGCGCCATCGTGCTCATCGTGACGCACTTCAACACGTTCAAAGCGGTGGTGCTCGACGTGTGGGGCACGGTCGTGGTCGCCTTTAACGCCATCAAGAACGCGATCGCCGTGGCCGTCGACTGGG